ATCTGATAAAATGGCGCACGTTTACTATCCTTAACATCAAGAGCAACATGTTGAACAATAGGAATTTCAATATCTGCTATACGAAAGCGGTTTGCCTCTGGCTTATCAAGATATACATACTCGGCAAGTAAGTAGGCGTCACCCAATTCTAGACTTGTAGGCATATTTATTCCATAAAGCTTTGATGCGCGCCCTTTATAACTTAGACCAGGAACTACTGAACCGGCTGGATCAGAATAGTAAAAAGAACTTCCCAACATAGGCCATAAGGATGAACCTTCAGTACCTGCTACACCGGTCAAGGAACATGAATCGGTATAATAAAGACTATTAAGTGGACGAAACTGAATAGACACACGAATCTCTTCTACGTGAAGACTATCAATTGGTAGGGCAGCGCCAAGGTCTCCTCTACTGAACCAGAATGGCAGGGGAACAATAACCTGTAAGGGGGTAGTGCTATGTCCAAGACTCCTTTCAGTAAAACCATTTTGAACACGTCCTATCATTTTATTTACATCTATGACCTTTTCAAGTGGTGTGTTATATTCATCCATGACTTCCAAAAGGCGACTATCTAGTGTTTCTATTATGTTACCTCCGAAGGAAACTGTAGCCGTTGCTACAAGGGCGTGACCAAGGCTGTTTGTCCATCCGAATCTTGGTCCGACAATATTTGTTATATTTGAAAGCTTTGCCTGCTGACTGTAAATATCGGGCATAGTTGCCACCAGATAAAGTCGTGTAATAAGTTCACCCTTTTTCAGTAAGCGACATACACTAGTTTGACCAAAGCCAGGTTTTCTCTGGAAATCAAGGCGACTCCATTGGGTTGTCATCCGGCCTACACGCACATATACACGTATATATGCCCTACAATTAACTGTACTAAGTCTTTCATCTTGAAGGCCACTATGTAAAAGCCTTAGTAGGCTGGCTACCATATCTAAAAGAGATGAAAGACTAAAGTCTTAGACCATAGTAGAATAATGAAACGGCATTATAATCTTAAAATTGTTAGTATGCCACAAGAAAAACTTATATTTAATCCACGTTTATCTCTTGAAGCTATTCCGAATAGTGTTGACCTTCGTGATGTATCAAGTATGCCACCTGTATATGACCAGGGAAACATTGGAAGTTGTACGGCACAGGCCTTATGTGCCGCATTTGCCTTTGAGCATTCTGATTTTAGTGGGTCAAGACTTTTCTTATATTACAATGAGCGTATCTTAGAAAATAATATTTCTATAGATGCTGGTGCAACCTTAGCTGATGGTGTAAAGAGTCTACAGACCTATGGACTCTGTCCAGAAAACGAATGGCCATATGAAGAAGAAGAATTTGCTACAAAGCCTCCAGAATCATGTTATGTTAGTGCTCTTAACCATAAGGCAATAAAGGTCTATAATGTTCCGAAAAATCTGGCAGCCATGCAAGCCACCTTAGCTTCTGGTATCCCCTTTGTAGGTGGAATAAAAGTATTTTCATCCTTTGAAAGTAAATCTGTATCAGAGACAGGCAAGGTTTCTATGCCTAAGCCGAATGATAAATTACTCGGCGGTCATGCTATATTAGTATGTGGCTATAATAATACAACAAAGCAATGGATTGTTAGAAATAGCTGGGGAGAATCATGGGGAGATAAGGGATATTTTTATTTACCTTATAAGTATTTACTAAGGCCTAGACTTTCTGCTGATTTCTGGGCAATTGAAGCCGTAAGCTGTGATAATGAACCACATGTGGAAGAAACTACGAACTAAATAATTTGTTGACAAGGCCATTTTCAAATCGTAGCCAATTCATACATATACAATATACAAGTACCTCAAATTCCAAGTCCTCAGAACCGTTTGGTGGGACTATATCAAGCCGCAAACGCACATCAGTTGTGCGACTTGTATTAATCCATCCAGAAGGATTATGACTACCGGGTTCAGAGGCAAAGGTATAGCCATAAATAAAAGAATTATATGCCACTATACCACTCTTATGATTTTTAGCTATATTACGGCGAAAATAATCACCATCGGCCTCAATGAGTGGAATCCCATTGACCTGTAATGCCCCATAATTCAACATACTCTTAAAAGGCCGATTAACAACGTCATATTCAGATTCCAAGGTATTACTGTAATTTGTCCATTCATTATTCAAGGCCACCGCCTTACGCCGAATAACCCAAATAATTTCTTCAAGCGGTCCATTAACTTCTAATGGTAGCTGAAGTCTGACTATACCACCGCCAGCATTTACTAGGTAGCGCTTAGGTTCACTGAAACTAAATTTCTGAATCTCACGAAAAAGACGTTCATACGGTGCCTTAATTAGGGCCTCACGCAACTTTCCATCTGTAAGAACACCGTAGGTGACTAAACGAGCATCTAAGAATCCTGGCTCAACAGCCGAAGCAACCACATTTTGACCGCTAATATTAAAAGTCTTACCCAGCGGCGTTTCATCACAGCCGGCCCTTACACCACCAGCTATACGAACACACTCTGAAAAAGGCCGAAGTGTCACCTCAATACGAACCTTTCCCTTACAAGAAAGTAAGGGAAAGCCATTCTTTAATCGGACACGTTGAAAACTAAAGGGTAAGATACAGGTAATATAACCAGTAGTTGTTGGAAAGACACGCTTAGGATTCCAAGCCTTCAGGTCAACAATTCCCACATATCCATAGGCATCATTTGCAAGGCCAAATTGCGTGTTAGTATCCTCATAAACCTTGTTAAAAATATTGGAAAAGTCTCCATCTATTGTCTCAACTATCTGTTCCTCAACAATAAGGTCTGCCCTTTGAATAAGTACACTTCCAAGACTATTTGCGTAAAACCAAGCTAATGAAGGATCGCTGTAACTCAAGGTACCAGATTGTAGTCTAACAAGTATATCAGATGGTAGCCAGTGGCCTAATTTAATCTGTAAACCTACTGAAAAAAGCAAATCACAGGCCTTAGAATCAACTTCAAATACAAACTTACCTCCAAAATCCAAGGTTCCCTTAGTTATAAATTCTTGTAGAACTGGTGTAAAGGGTAATACACGCCGCGAAGCTGTGCGGGAAAACCAAGATTTTTCGGCATCAAGAGGAAATAGTTGATTATCCATTTCATCACGATCTGCAAGGTCAATAAGTGTTGTTGTATCGCCAAGTGGCCGATCCATTCTGTCTAAATACCTATAATCTCTTTGTGTGGCTTCAGGACCCATATATTTTCTTCCAGGCCACAGTCTTATTTTCTACTGATTCTACTTTTGATGTATTAGAAGCTACTAAATATCTTGATTTTACATCATATTTTTTTAGTCTAGGCATTAAGGGTAGCAATGGCAGTATGGGCAGTTGATGTGTTCTATAGGTTCCAATAATTATTTCGGACTGTTGAATCGGAGGCTTAGGCATACTCTAATCCACCACGTCTATTTCTTATTTTATATAACGCCCATGATTCACAACAACTACTCATAAAAACCTGTTTATGACCCAAACCACTGTCTACAACTACATCAGTCAGTACAAGAGTTAACATAGGTCTAGTTGCCGTTGAAAAATTCAATCCGCCATTTGGCTCCCTGGATGCCGTAGATTTATCGGAAATTCTCCAGCCACGACTCCAGTTAATTACAGCTATATTTTTTGAACTAGTTCGTTCTTCCTTTGCGTGTGCTACAACATTTTGCCATACAGAAGGACCCCAAGCCTCTTCACGAACTTTTCCTGCCACTGTTAACTTAATACTGGTATAATACTGGCAATTTCCCAAATCATTATTGAATTTCCATAAGCGATTTAGCCTGTTATCAGCATTATTTCTAAAGTAACTTACTATACGTTCAACCGTGTACGAAGCGTCTAAATATCTAACAATGGTAGCACTACCACCATTCTGAACAGAATTATAGTCCAGTTGATTTATGTTGAAAATATTATCAAAATAGCGAATATAAGGTATTTCCACAGTCATATTCATAAGTTCTGCCCGTGTTTCATTACTTAGATACAACTGTTTTGTCCGAAGGGTCAAGCTCGGTTGTTTTATTAAATCACGAGCCAATACCTGAATCTTACGATTCCATGGATCCACATAGGGTCCATCAGATTCAATAAGCTTCTCAAGTGGCCGTAAGGTCAGGCGTAGGCGAAAGGGCTGGTCTCTTAAGGCACATATAGGAAGACCAGAATCACCATCACCGCATCCAATCATAGGAAGACGGAGTTCAAGATGTCCAAGACCATTACGCATTATTTCAAGGGGTGACCCACC